GGCTATTTTGTCTAATCTATTGTTATCCATTGCAAGCAGCTTATATTTGCGGCTTTCGCCACTTTGCGCTGCACCTGAAAACTTTTCATCGGAAAAGTCAACGGTTCTGCTTATCCTGTAGATATTATCTTTGAGCCTGTTAATAGTGTCGGCCAGACGAGTATCTCCAATTGCCTTACTAATATATCGAGCATCTGCAAGTTCGTCCATCGTCTGAATAAGCTTGGCGTCACGCAGCTGTTGCATTTGACTCGGGTCTAGTTTCATACGTTTTAGAAATAATAAGCTGTCACGAATATCCTCTAAATCGTCTATATCAGACGAAGCAATTCTATCATATGCATCGATTAGAGTTTCTACACGGTCGAAATCGCCCGAACCCTCTTCATTGTTTCTGAATTCAACGATTGGCACTTTTGTAAATCCGTGCAAGTATTGAGTGACCTTTGACCCGTCCTCATTGGTTTCGGGTAGGTTGAAATTGTAGCTATCTTCGTAGTAATTCTCTCCGTCATCGGATTGCGTGTAGTAATAGACGAATTGATTATCGTAGAACTCGACTTGTTTGCGTATTTTCTTATCTGACGTTTCGACGTCGTAGTATCGTATTGCGAAAAGTGTTTCGTTCGTTATCTCATCTTTGACGATCTTGAACTCGTAGGGCATTAGATTGACCATCCACAGCTTTTTGTCAAGCTGGTAATATAACCGCCCTGCTTTTCCGAGTGCCGATAAGCGCCTAGCTAAATATTGGTCTTGACTTGCGAGTTTGTTTCTGTCTACAAATTCGGTAAACAGAAGTCTTTGGCGTTCAGGTATCTCATCGTCTCGGATGTTATAGCTAATCGGTCGACCAATGAAATAATTGGTTTGCGTTGATACGATTTCGCCTCTGAAATCGTGTTTTAATTTATTGTTGATTTTAGTATGAATAGAACGAATCTTCTTGTCAATTTCAAGAGAACCAATCGATTGCAAGTATCTGTTCCACTTAGCTTGAGCTTCTTTATCTTTTACCTTATTCGCCTCGATAATATCTTTTATTAGAGTCGGTCTGAAATTATCAAACGTTCCGAATTTCTTGTATTGCGTAGAAAAATTGCTTACGTAGTCCATTATTGCCATCCTATAGTAGTATTTGGATAACCGATTACCGTTTCGCTTTGGTTCATTTTCTCCTCAAGTGCGTATCGCAAAGCATCGATTGCGTGGTCGTCTGTTAGTTCAGGCACTTCCATAACCTCGCCGTTTTTATCTTTTTTGAAGTGATACGAATCCAACTCGTTAATTAAATTCACACACGATTGATTGACGATTAGTTTTTTGCCTTGGATGTACCTAATACCGCTTAAAACACTTCCAGCACCCTTTTTCACAGGTAACGCCGACACACCTAACGAACGTAGTTTCTGAATAGATTTCGGCTCGGCTGAATCGCAATAGATAATCGATCCTTCGGTAAATCGTTTTGCAAGTTCGGCAAGTCGTTCGTTGGTTAGTTCTTTTTGGTATATCTCGTCATCAACGTATATTATACTATCGTCTGAATATACTCGAACGATTGCGCTCGGATTGTTCCATCCAAAATCAAGCCCGTAAGTCGGTTTGATACCAGTCAATCTCTCTGGCTTTTCGGTTGCCACGGAGTAGTCGAATATTACGCCACCGATAACACCCCAATTACCTAAATAATAAACGTTATACATATAATCAGATTGGTCTTTGTAATTGCGATATCGTTGTTTATCGATATCAGACAGGAACTTATTGTCTTCGCACGTAGTTTTGTGATACAAACAATCGTATTTGCCGCTATCGAATATTTCTCTTTTTATCCAGTGCGATTGACGTATCGGATTAAATCGCAAAAACATTCGTCGAGGGAGCTTCGAGTCGCCACGCTGCCTGGAGTCAATTAGCAAAAAGTCGTCCTCACTAATTTCTGTCGCTTCTTCAATATGCACGTCGTTAAACATCCCGCTTGGCGGCGTGATAGACTTTAATTTCTCTGCATCATCGCAGCCGACGAAATACGCAACGCTACCGATTTGACATCGTATAGTCATATCCGAATAGTTGATCTTAAACAAGTCGGCTACCTCTAACTGGTCTAATGCTTTCAACACCTCATTAAACACAGAACGCTTTAGAGTGCGAGCAACCTTGCGAACGATTAGCTGATTGCGACCTTGAAGCATACTCATAACGATAATTTGAGCAGAGGCTACTGACTTACCACTACCCGCCCCGCCATACATAACGATTAGCCGCTTGTCGTAATAGTCGACTAAGTCAATAAACGCTTCGTTCATCACTTCATCGCTATTTATCGTTGTCGAGTTCCTCATTGCTAACCTTTTTGTATTTATTGAGATTGATTATAACTTCTCTTATCTTATCGTCGTCGGCCTCTTTGCCAAGTCCACCGACGCCAATTTTTACAAGCGTTGACACTAGATACGCATTCGGTTCAGCCGTTTTGTGTTTGATTGTCTGTTCGGCCAATACCTTTTCGCCATCTTTGTTAGTTCGAAACTTCGTAGTCGTCTCTGTTGTCTCGACACCAGTCAGGAGTTTTTTGACAGCCGATTCGGTTAAGGATTCCAAATAGGGTTTTGTTTGCTTCTTACCTTTATCATATGCGTTCTTAAAGTCCGTATTTTTGTTAAGTAAATTGTAAAATGTTGTTTTACTTATTTGTAACTCTTTAAATATCTCTTTGTCAGTATGCGCTTCGGCTTTCATGCGCTCTACGACGGGTAACATATCGGGGTCATATATTCCCTTTGCGCCAGTTTTATTCATACCTTTACGTTTTGATTTATTCTCTTGGCGCATTGCTCTATCGTTGCATTGAAAAGTTTATCGTATGTATTTTTCACTGCGTAATATTCTCTTTCTAACTCTTTCTTTCGCTTCATCAAAAATACTCCTCTGTTGGAAACGGCACGGATATGCCAAATTTTTCTGCAGTATATCTGTTTACCGTTTCGTAGATTTCACTCACTTCTTTAGTTGATAACTTAGTCGACGAGTCCTTATCTGTTTGCGCTTTTTGGATTGGTCTCCATAAAGTCTCTTTTATCAATTCGGCGGTTACAGGCACGTCGACCTCTTCTGCCAAGATAAGCTTAGCGTCAATACCAGCTTCGTTGAATGCATCGGATAAAAGGGAAAAATATAAATGGATTGCGTTATTTTGGGATGAAGTGCGTGTCTTAGTTTTCGATTTGATTTCGATAGTGACATAATCGCTATCTAATGACGCCAAAAAACGGACGAAGTCGTCTCTGTTTTCAGGCAGTATCTTTAAGTCTTTGACATATGCGTCAAATTTCACACGCTCCCCCTTATTGGCTCTGAGTAAACTGCGAGCGAGGAAGAGCCGTCCCCGCTCGCCCAAGGAGGACTTCTATGAAAGTCCATTGTTTTTGTTAAGCTCGGTGTCAAGCTGTAACAATAGTTCATACTGGCAGGATATCCTTGCCATACAATTCCCCTTTGTTAAATATCATTTGACTTGTCAAGCATTTTCTTCAATATTTTTATAATTCTTCATCATCGTCGAATTCTTCGTCGTCATCATAATCGTCTAATTGCTCAATTGTAGAATCGTAACGTCCGCCGTAACAGACTACCTTGACCAAGATTGATAGCAGTAATACCAGCAAGATAATTTTAATTACAGTTATCATTTTTCCTCCTATCTTTCTTTGATTTTCTCTTTTATGTGTTTTTTAACGACGTCTATTAAATCCTCAATTGCTTCAGTTTCTCCTCTAAAAAAAAGGATACTCCCTCTTATGCGTAATTTTTCTACTCCTTCTTTGTCGATGATCCATCTTATCTGAACGTCTGTGCTCTCGTCTGAAAATATCTCATGTTTTCTTATCACTTTCCCGTGTGTATCTCTTTTATTGATTAGGTTGCCATACTCTTTTTGTGTTAGCGATAATACTAAATCGTCGGTTTCAAAGGTTACGTTTCTATGATAAAGTTCGTCTAAACACTCGCGAAACATCTTGCTTACACTCTCTTTGCATTCTTCCACTATTTTTCGTATTTCTTCTTTTGTCGTTTCGCTTGGATTTACAATAAAGTCGTCACGTCCGAATAAAATATACCTATGTTCAATTAGCTTGCTCGGCCACTTAAACCCCATTCTAAAACAATATACTGGGTCTGTTGGCATTTCATAAGCGACCCAATCGTAGCCTTTTGTTCCCATAATAATATATTCTTTAATTGCTAAATCGTCGTCAATCTCATCATACCAAAGCTGATGTGATATGTATGCATTACGATCGCCAATCACGCTTTTAATATGTTCTTCGAGTTTATCCAACGATATGACTTTATTACTGGATAGTCGTCTTACTAATACCTTCATTCTTCCTCCCCGATTATTTCATCAATTAGTTTGTTTCTGACATATTCATCGTCTATTTTGTTGGCTCTCTTCAAAAGATTGATTATCTCTTCGATATCCCCTTGAATTACCAGCAGCGGTATGCCATATTGCGAAAGCTCTCCTGTTTCGCTGTTTTCCTGTATGTCTGTTAATATTCGCTTTAATCTTCTGTTTGCTGATTTTAAGTTAGCAATTTCGTAGCTCATCATTTTCCCCCCTTATTTATTATCGCTCCAGCCCCTGCGCTTTTCACTGCGAAAATCACGCTTTTGAAGCATAAATAGAGTGAACATCTCATCGAACCTCGAACGTATCCGTTCGGTATAACGGTTTTGTATTTCATTAAGCCCTAAATTAGACGTTATTATAAGCAACCGAAAACCACCACCACGCCACCGATTGTAGATTTCTAATAATAATGACGTAAAAAAGGCACGGCTGGCAGGCGTATCTTCCTCTGAACCTAAGTCGTCTAATATGAAGTTACGGGAGAGCATATCATAAGCACGTACTCTCTCTTTTCGAGAATAAGCGTCCTTGGCTCGTTCCCAAATTTCTGGAGCATCTACGAACTCATAACTTACGTCTTTTCGATAGTGTTTCGGCAACACAGCTTCAGCAATCAACTCTGCCAGTAGTGTTTTACCACTGCCGACCGAACCGAATAGAGCAAATGACTTTTGTTCATTTATATTGATAAGCGCTTGTTTTAATTGTGTTACAACTTTGCTGTTATTAAGCTCATACCAGTCTGGTAATTCTAATTTATATGAGTTCGATTTTAGAAACTCAATTTTTTCCTGTTTTTTTTTAATTTCTGCCTGCTCTGCCTCAATTTTTGCTTTGAAAACAGGGTCTTTCAATCGTTGTAGATACGTTTCCATTAATGTATTTACATCATACTGTTTTAGAATTTCGCTCATTTCGTCCTCCACTCAACTTCTTTATCATTAAGAAGCCATTTGCCATTGTATTCTATAGGGGTTAGCAATTTGTTAAGATAAAAGTCGTATTGTTTTTTTCGCGCTTCCAGCTCCGCTTCCAGCTCC